TCCAACCGCTGTAAATAAAGATGGATACAGAGAAGAAAACAGATATGCAGACATAACTTATTCCGGAATTTTTAACTCTTCCACCAATATTAACCGATTGAATGAATTTAATTTGTCTACTGCAAACTTTAAAGACGATATAGACAAGTCTTATGGTCCAATCTATAAAATTAAAGGAATAGAAACAAATTTGCAGGTTTTTCAAGAAGCAAAGTCTAGTTCAAATTTTCCGGAGACAGCAATCCTCCTAGAATTATAAATATCAACAGGTCTAAAACTTGGGGTATTGATGGTTTCACTGCAGATGAAATAATGCTGATAAAAGCTCCTTCGTTATATCCTCCTGTAGTTGTTCAAAAGAATACATTGCCGGCCAATCAAAATTATATGACAGAAAACTTTTTGTCATTTGCTATTAGATACTACTATAAAGATGGTTATTATTCTGCTATTTCTGCAGGGCAAGAATATTCGTTTACTCCTGGAAAATTTGAACTAGACTTTGCTTCGTTTGAAAACAAAGGAATGGAAAATATCTTTAATGCTTGTGATATTTCATTTAACACCGGACCTAGAGAAGTTGTTGCGATCGATGTTTTGTTTAGAAAAAGTAATGAAACAGTTTTTTATCTTATAGATCAATATGCCAAAATTGATGAATCTTGGCCTGACAACGTTGTTAGAAAAATTCAATTCGACAACAGTAAGGTTTATCAACCTCTTCCTGAAGATCAATTCTACAGAATATGTGATTATATTCCGGATAGTTGTGTTGCTGCCACAATAGCGTCAAACAGAGCTTTTATTGCAAACTACAAACAAGGACACAATTTAATTGATAAAAATGGGGATAAAGTCGTAATGGATTACTCATTACAGCTAATATCAAACGATTTTAATTCATCTAATGCTACAGTCACTCAGTTAAATTCTGTTTCTCCTTTTGACGGGAGTTCTATTGTAAAAGGACGTATTAGGTTGAATTTTTCAGGGGCTGAATTAACAAGTGGAGCTGCCATATATATTACGTTTAATACACAGGCAACATACGTTATTGGACCAGACACAACACAAGATCTATTTTCAGAAACTTATAATTTCATTTTGGATTCTGATTATGCAAATATACAAGCGCTGGTTCTGGATACAGACAATGGATTTAAAACTAACTTAGAAGGATATTTTAGTGATTATCTAAAAAGCACGGCTTTACAAATACCAAACGACACAATTGAACCATTTGTTTTTAATGGATTCACATTATCTGTTATAGACGCAAACACAATCGAAATTGTATTGCCAACAGTTAGATATGAAATAGATAATAGCCCTAGTCCAAATACTTTTGTTAATGAATATTTCAAAGATGTTTCAACACTAGCATCATCCGCTACTTTGGGCAGTAAAAAATCAATGAAATCATATAGAAGTTATGAAGCTTGTATGGTTTATTTTGATTCAAAAAACAGACCTACGACTGCACTGACAAGTTCAACAAATACAATTTTTATCCCCATCCAAAACAGCATTACTCAGAACATAATAAACGTTCAAATACCTAGTACTCAAAAACCACCAGTTGGTTTTTCAACTTATAGATTCGGAATAAAAGAAAACAGAACTCCTTATGAGGAAATTTATGCCAGTATCTTTTATAAAGATGGAATCTACAGATGGATAAGACTTGATGGAGGGAATAAAAACAAGGTCAACGAAAATGACATGTTACTAGTTAAGAGAGATATATCAAATTCGCTTTCAACAGTAACACAAACAAAAGTTTTAGAAATACGATATCAGGAAGAAGGTTTTCTTACCAACAATAAAGACGATAATGGAAATTTAATTGTTGAGTCTGCCGGAACTTATATGAAAATTAAGCCAGAAGGGTTTAGTATTGATTATGGAGATAATGAATTTATTTACTTAGAAGACAGTGATGCGGCCAAAAACAACAGACCTTTCTCAGTATTGGGAGGGGATGCGTTTTCAGCTCCAACCGGAACACCTGGAGTTTTTGTTGACGTTCCTATTTCTCAGGGCTCAGAGATTGTGATAAATCTTCACAGTGACTACCATAGGGATAGTGATAAAAATGATTATGTAAAAAGCTTTGTTGTAAATGATAATTACGATAATTTTCAGGACTACTACAATGCTGAATTAGCCGGTATATCTTTTATAGGAACAAACGGAAAAGAATTCAACAAAGTAATTGAAATTGTAGGAGGTCAAATATTTTTAAAAATAGAAGGTACTGCTTCTGGAAACGGTACCACCAGACGAGGATTTCTAGATGCTAAATTATCCATTAGAAGTGTTAGTGGGTATTTTATATTTGAAACGCTTGGAAAAGAAGTGGATAACAATGTATTTTTCTTGACTCCAGACGTGTATACCATAAATAATGGAGAACACGAATTTGTAAACCACCCTTTAAACAAAACATTTAACTGCTATGTACAAGGGAATGGGGCCGAAAGCCATCAAATAAGAGACGCTTTTAATGAAAAATACATTAGTATTGACTTTGCTCCAACCGCTGTAAATAAAGATGGATACAGAGAAGAAAACAGATATGCAGACATAACTTATTCCGGAATTTTTAACTCTTCCACCAATATTAACCGATTGAATGAATTTAATTTGTCTACT